GAAGAAGTTATCAGCCAGGCGCTTACGGAGTTTTCCGACATCATTATTGCGGTGCTTGCCGCTCCTAACGTGATGATGGCGCTCGCTGAAAACGCGCCGGTCGAGAAGGCCGGTAAGAAAATCAGCGGTAAAAACCGCGATACCCTGCAATCTATTTACGACAATCTCGGCAGCTTACTCGAGGAGTTCGCTGACGAAAACAAGGAGGAATCAGAAGTGACTAAGACAGAAGTCCAGGCGCTGGTCGACGAGTCTATCAAGAAGGCTCTCGAAGGCGCGAACGCTGCGCCCGCAGCAGAAACACCGGCCGCCGAGCCCGCGCTTACCGCGGAGGCGGTCCAGAACATGGTAACCGAGGCCGTACAGAAGGCGCTTGCACCGAAAGACGAGCCCATGACAGCGGAAGCCGTTCAGGCTATGGTGACGGAGGCCGTACAGAAGGCGGTCGAGCCCGTACTGAAAGCCCGCGGCCTGTCCAGCAATCTCAACGGCGAGAAGCCCGTCGAGAAAAACGAAAACCGGCACTATCTTGCCGGCATTCTTTAATTTTAGAAGGAGGATAAATCAATGCCTACTAACGAACAGATTATCAAGGCGGCCGGCGTTACTACCGGCGACGTCACTTACGGCTTGCTGAACAGCGAGCAGGCCCGTACATTTGTAAAGCAGACCTTTGAGGCCACCCCTCTCGGTGCTCTTGTGCGTCATGAAATGCGCAAGGCTAAGACCGGCGAGATTGACAAAATCGGCATTGCGTCCCGTATCGTCCGTAAAAAGACCGAGAACGTCGACGCAAAGAGCGATGGGTCCGTTCCCGTTGTTGACCCCGCTACCGGCCAGGTGACCGGTTACCGCGCGAAGCCTAACTTTTCTCAGGTTACCTATGCGACCAAAGCGGTCCGTTTGCCCTGGGAAATCTCCGAGGAAACTTTGCGCGAGAATATTGAGGGCGAGGGCCTGGAGGCCACTATCACGAACCTCATGACTACCCAGCTCGGAATCGATATGGAGGACCTGCACCTGAACGGTGACGAAGGCGTAGCCGACGCAACCGCGTTTTCCGCGACTTCCGCGTATGCGATTGGCGACAAGGTTACGTATAACGGCAACGTTTATATGTTCACCGCCGCGCACGCCGCCGGTGCTTGGACCGGAACCGACACAGTTATGCTTTGCGAGGTTGCCGATGTTGACTTCCTGAAAATCAATGACGGCTGGATTAAGCAGATTGCGAACGGCGGCCATGTTTATGACGCTTCCAGCGTTACCGGTATGAGCCTTGATATGTTCTACAACGCTTTGCAGGCTATGCCGAACAAGTACAATAACGGCAAGCTTCGTTGGCTGATGAGCCCGCACCGCGCCCAGCAGTGGGAGCTTTTCCTGCTGAACAAGGGACTTTCCGCGGGCGCTAACTTCCCCGACAGCCTTTATCAGAGCCCTGCGTCCATTCCGACCGTTCAGGTTCCGAGAATGCCCGACGACAAGATTATTCTGACCGACCCGCAGAACCTTATCGTCGTAAATACCTACGACGTGAAGATTCGCAAGACCGTCGAGGGCAAGGAGGCTATTATGGCCGACAAGCGTTTTTACGTCGTCCACCTTGACTCTGACCCCGTCATTGAGGAGCTTGACGCGACCGCGATTATCACGAACATTAAGTAAGGAGGGCCTTGGCTATGTTTAAGCTGAAACTTATTAAGGGCCTCTCCTATACGGGCTACGGCGTAAAGGCCACCGCCGCGAATCCTTTTGCCGAAGTCGATAAGAAAGAAGTATCTGACGCGCTTGTCGCGAGCGGGTACTTTTCTTTTGTCGGCGAGTTAGCAAACACTAACGACGACAAGGGCGGCGACAAGTCCCTTGAGAAAATGACCGAGAAGGAGCTTGACGCCTACGCGGCGGAAAACGGTATTGACCTCTCCGGCGCAAGCAAGAAGGCCGACAAGCTGGCGACTATTCAGCAGGCGCTCGCCGAGGACGACAACGCCGGCGACCTTTTCGGCGACGAGGAATAAACCGCGCCAGCCCAGCTAAGGAGGTGGTTATATGGCTGCGAGACCTTGGGTGCTTCCCCAGAAAGTGCGGGACTATACGGACCGGCCCAGCGTGAAAGAGCGGGCGGACGCAAAGCTCTCGGTCGATATATCGAGAGCGGAGCAATACGTCATAAGCTATACGCACAACCGGTTTGAGGACCCTGAAAAATACCCGACTATCCCGGAGCCGGTCAAAACCGCCGTTATTCTGATTGCCGAGGCTTACGCCGCGTATGCGGCTGACTTCGGCGCCGGCGCGGGTACGTTCAAGAGCGAATCGTTCGACGACTATTCCTATACGGCGGCAGACACGGCGTATATTATCGGGAATCTTGACCTCGGCCCTCTGCTCGACGATTATGTCGAGTCTGAACAGGCCAAAGTCAAAAACGCCGTTAACATGAGAATGAGAAAACTGTAAAGGAGGGCGGCTATGTCTTTTGAAACAATGCTCAATCATAAGTGCGACGTGTATCACATGCAGCGCGACGATATGTCGCCGGGATATGGCTTGCCCTCCTCTCCCTCTTTCTCATACCCCGACACACCGGATATTGTGGACCTGCAATGTCATTTCAGTGTGAAAACCGGTACGCGCGTGGTCGTTCAGAACGAGCCTCAAGCCGATTATCAGGCGCAAATCAAGCTGGTCGTGCCGCTCGGGACGGATATACGGCTAAACGATAAAGTCGTCGACAAGTCGAGCGGTTACGAATATACCGCCGACATTCCCGTTCAGGTCCGGACGCACCACTTGTTTGTGATGCTCAGCCGCAAGTCGGCGCAGGAGCCGTTATAATGGCGGCCCCCGTAGAGTTTAACCTTGAAGCGTTCAAGCCGTTCATCGCGAGGCTGAAACAGGCGGCAAGCGGCGACTTCAAGAAAGAAATAGAGCTCTTTATGGAAGGGCTCGGTACCGAGTTCCTGCGGGTAGTCGAGGACGAAATCATTCGCCGGCAGGTTATGGACACGCGGCTTTTGCTCGCGAGTTTTCACGAAGGCGGAGACGGCAACGTCTGGGAAATCGGAGACGGCGGCCTTTCGCTGGAAGTCGGTACAAACGTCGAATACGCGGCCTATGTCAACGACGGCCACTGGACCAATCCAAAAGGAGTAGACCGGCGCTTTGTACCGGGCACCTGGGAAGGCGACCGTTTCGTTTATGACCCGAGCGCAGACACCGGTATGGTGCTAAAGCAACGATGGGTAGAAGGCTCGCATTATTTCGACAGCGCCGTAAGGATATTCGAGAAAATGTTTCCCGATATTCTGGAGGCGAAACTGCAAGACTGGCTTGACCGCTATTTTGGCGAGTTTGTTTGAAAGGAGGAGCGCTATGCTGGAACAGGAAATCGCAAGCGCGATAAAGTTCATATTGGAAAGCGCCGGCGGGCCTACGCCGTACTATCACAATGTGCCGCAAGGTTTTCTTGTGCCGGCCGTATACTTCCCGCCCCCTGAAATTATCTCGGCGGGCGATACGCTTCTTACCTACTCGCTGGAATACGCCTGGTATGTCAAGTTTTTTCACAGGACCACGCAGAAGGCGCAGGCTTTGGCGTTCGCGGCGCTTACCGCGTTGCAAAGCCGAAAAAATGTCGTGCCGCTGATTGACGAGACCGGTAAAGCGACGGGGCGCGGATTCCGTATGATGGACCCGGTTCTAAAGCCTCTCGACAACGCCGCGCAGCTAACGCTTATGTGGAAAAGCCCGCGGCCGTATAACGTTAACCCGTCTCAGAAAATGATGACGTACGACCTGAACATGACCGCGAAAGAAGCCTTTGACAGCGCGGTATCTCAAATAACCGAAACGGAGGGATAACCTATGGACAAAGTTGAAAAGTCCAAAACCGCGGAGCCTAAGACGGCGACGACGCCTAAGAGCCCTCCCGCTTCCGAACAGCCGGCCGTAAAAGAGCCGGTTTTTTCTTTGGAGCGTTTAAGGCGCGACTGTTTTCAGATATTCGGCATTACGCCGAGTACATTCGACGGCGCGACCTACGGGCTCGAAGGCGAGTTTACCGTTAAAGAGCTGCGCGAGAAGATTCAAGCATGGCAAAATACGCGGGTACGTCCCGCAAGCAAAAAAGGAGGAAACTAATTATGGCCGGAGGCACTTTTGACAACCTGGCCGGCAAAGTTCGGCCCGGTACCTATATCAATTTTGAAAGCACGCGCCACGACCTTATCGGGATTAGCCAGCGCGGTATCGTGCTCATTCCGCTTATTGCGCATGACTACGGTCCCGCGAAAGAGTTTATTACTCTGACCGGCGACGCGCCCGACGTGGCAATGGCAAAGCTCGGTTACAGCGTGTACGACGACAATCCGAACATGCTGCTTATTCGCGAGGCGTTCAAAAACTCCAGCACCGTTATCGTCTATATTCCGAATCAGGGTTCGGCGGCGACTGGTGCGGCCGGAGCGCTGACCGCGACCGCAAGATACGGCGGCGCGCGCGGCAACAGTTTGAGGTTTATCGTTACGGCGAATCCCGTAAAGGGCTTTGACGTGACCGTTTTCCTTGATACCGCAATCGTATCTCAGTATGAGGGGCTCGCAACTGTTGACGAGCTTGTCGCCCAGAACGACGCATGGATTAAGTTCAGCGGCACTGGCGAGTTGGCAATCAACGCGGGTATTACTCTTTCCGGAGGCACTACCGGAGAAATGGCCGCGGGCGATATTACTGCGTTCCTTGACGCTGCGGAGTCCGTTCGCTGGAACACTCTCGCTTTTCCGCTGGACGCAACCGGCGAAGACGGCGACCCCGCTCCTGCGCTTTATGAAGCGGTCAAGAGCAAAATCAAGTATCTCCGCGAGGAGGCCGGCAAGTACCGCAAGGCGGTTGTGCCTAACTTCAAAGCGGACTACGAGGGCATTATCAATGTGACGAACAGCGTTGGGCTTAACGGCGGCGTGAAGCTGACGCCCGCTCAGGTTACGGCCTGGGTAGCCGGCGCGGACGCTGGCGCGTCCAACACAAAGAGCAACACCTACGCCAAGTACACCGGCGCGGTGGATATTATCGGGCAGAAGAACAACCTTGAAGCAATCGCCGCAATCAATAACGGCGAGTTTTTCTTCTCCTTCTCCGAGGAAGGCGATGTTGTTGTTGAGTACGACATTAACAGCCTGACCTCTTTTGAGGCGCCGAAGGATAAGACCTACCGCAAGAATCGCGTGCTCCGCGTGTTTGATACGTTTGCGGAAAGTCTTATGCTCAATTTTCCGCCTAACAAATACGACAACAGCCCTATCGGCTGGGACGTTATGGAAGGCGTCGGCCGCGCTATCCTGAAGCAGTTTGAGGACGCGGGCGCATTGAAAAATGTGGACTACGACAACGACTTTACCGTCGACCGCGGCCGCAGCTCCGGCGACGAGACCTATTTCAACGTAGGCCTTGAGGCGGTAGACAGCGCCGAAAAACTGTTCTTCACAATCAAAACGAGATAAGGAGGATAAGCGACTATGATTCAGGAGTATAACAAGAGCCCTATTTCGCTCCGCGAGGGCAAAGTCTTTATTGACGGTATCGAAGTCATGGACAGCGTGACCTGTACCATTAACTTCACGCCCGAAGTATGGACCGGCAAGCAGATTGGCGAGCAGACCAATTCCAGCCGCTGGCTCGGCTACGCTATCGCGGGCAGCATTACCCGCAGACGCTCGACGCCTTGGCTGAAAGAGATTATCAAGAAGTATATCGCCTCTCACCGCACGCCTGAGCTCAAGATTCAGGGCATTATGAACGACGAAAACAGCGACTACTACGCCGACTACGGCAGTGACGTTGTTACCGCCGTCGGGTGCGTGCTGACCGGCGACCTTCCCTTGACCCGACTGGACAGCGCCGGCGAAATCGTCGACGATGTTATCAATTTCAGCGCGAAAGATATTGTTTAATTCGGCGTACACACGCCGCAAATCATGAAGGAGGAATAACCTTATGGCACAAAAAAGAGACCTGCGCGTATTCATGCGCGAATCGGCAAAGACCGAGGAAATCGTTACCGTACCCGGACCTGACAGCATTAAGGACGAGGACGGCAAGCCTATCATGCTGGAGATTAAGGTCCTCAGCAACGAAACGATTCAGAAAATCAATGACAACTACAAGCGCAAGAGTATCGCCGTTGACAAGAAGGGTACGCCCTATATTGCCAACGGCGAAGTTGCGTTCCGCGTGGAGCGCGACAATATCAAGGCGTCTCAGCACATTATCGCCGAGGCCCTTGTTTACCCCGACCTGAAAGACCCCGAGCTTATGGCGTTCTTCAACTGCAACGACATTGCGGAAATGCCTTTGAAGGTTTTCCCGCGCGCTGACGAGTACGCGCATGTGAGCCGCGCCGTTATGGTCGCGCTCGGCCTCGCCAGCGAGCCCGCTCAGGAGGAACAGGAGAACGTTCTTAACGAGGCAAAAAACTAATTGCCGAACGGGGCTCGGAGGCGTATTGGGCGCATGTTCTTTGGCAGCGGCACAATTTGCCGATGGAGGTTTTCCT